GATTCCATCGTTTACCGCGCGCACGGCCTCGGCTGCCGTCAGCGTACCCGCTCCACCCATTGCGGCGGTCATATCGCCTTCAACGCCTCCCATTTCATCCCCGAAGCCTTCACCAACGCCCGCGGCCATGTTCCCACCAATTCCGGCGAAAACGGTTGACGGGGAGTGAATGCCTAAGAAATCTTTTACGCCGTCAACAACGCCGCCGAAGAATCCCGTAACTTTTTCGTACAGCCATGAAGCCGCGCCGCTTATGCCTTCCCATATTCCCGCTATTAGGTTGCCGCCGATCTCTACGATCTTATAAGCCAGCGAACCGAAAGCGGAAACAATGCCTTCAATTATCTGCGGGACGGCCTTCACGATTTCAACAATGATTGTCGGCAAGTTCTCAATGAGCGCAACGAACAGTTGAACGCCCGCTAAAATGATCTTGTCAATGTTTCCCGTCAGCGCGTCCGTAATGCTCCCCACAATCTGCGGGATCGCCGCAACGATTGTCGTTATGATTTCCGGCAATGCCTGCACAAGTGCGATAAGAAGATCAATGCCTGCTTGAATGATAAGCGGTATGCTTTCTATGACGGCGGTTATGATTCCGTCAATGATTTGCGGGATCGCCTCCACGACCGCCGTTATGATTTCCGGCAATGCCGAAACAAGGGAAGTGAGAAGGTCAATGCCCGCTTGAATGATAAGCGGTATACTTTCCAGCACCGCCGTTACAATGCTGTTTATGATCTCCGGTATTGCGTCTACCAAAATGGGGATCGCTGCAATGATCCCTTGCGCAAGTCCCGTCACAAGTTGCAATGCCGCGCTAATAAGAAGCGGAATGTTGTCAATCAGCGTTTGTACTATTTGCATTACTACATCAACAAGCGTCGGAACGAGCGTCGGCAACGCCTGCCCGATCCCTGTGGCAAGCGCAGCAATCATTTTAAATGCTGTATCAATGAACGGCGGGATCATTTCTGCCGCTTTTTCGATAATCAGATTTATAATGCCGATCAACCCTTCGGAAAGCTGATCCGCGGCTTTGTCCGTTCCCTCCAGAAGCCCCGTGAATCCGTTTCCCAAAAGCTCAACGAATGGCGTTATTTCTTTCAAAAGCTCTGCCGCCATTTGCTTTAGTTTTGTAATAATAGGTTCTGCGATCGCTCCAAGTGCCGCCAAAGCATCATTAAGTGCGGCGG